TCAGCAAGGAAATGTAATGGCAATCAACATCCCCATCATTTCCGAGTTCGACGGCAAAGGCATCGACAAGGCAATCAAAGAGTTCAAGCAGCTTGAGACAGCCGGTGAAAAAGCACAGTTTGCAATCAAGAAAGCCGCGATACCGGCGGCAGCCGCGCTTGGCGGCCTCGCGATTGCAGGAGCCGCCGCGGCCAAGGCGGCAATGGAAGACCAGAAGTCTTCGGCCGAGTTGGCGCGTCAGCTGAAGATCTCGACCCGCGCAACCGATAACCAGGTCAAAGCCACCGAAGACATGATCTCGTCGATGACGCTGGCCACCGGCGTCGCCGACACAGATCTGCGAAACGCCCTGTCGGTGCTCGCCCGCGGCATGGGCGAAACAGGCCTCGCCACCGAAAACCTAAAACTGGCAATGGACATCTCGGCCGCCACCGGGAAAGACCTCACAAGCGTTTCAGAGGCCCTTGCAAAGGCCTACAACGGCCAAACCACCGCCCTGGCGAAACTTGACCCATCCCTAAAAGGTTTGGTCAAGGAAGGTGCGTCATTTAACGAGCTTGGCAAGATCATGCAAGACACGTTTGGTGGCGCGGCAACCGCAGCTGCCGAAACAGCCGAAGGCCGTTTCAAGCGGATGCAAACCGCAATCGGCGAAACCCAAGAGTCAATCGGCGCAGCCCTCATCCCCATTATCGAGAAACTGCTGCCCTACCTTGAGAAACTCGCCAAATTTGTCAGCGAAAACACGGATTTGATCGTCACGTTGGGTGCCGCGTTCGCCGGCATCTCGGCAGCCGTGCTGGTGACCAACGCGGCGATGAAGGCTTGGACGGTGATCCAGACCGCGGCCACAGTCGCCCAGAAAGCCTTCAACCTGGCCATGTCCGCAAACCCAATCGTCCTGGCCACCGCGGCCATCGTCGCTATCGGGGTGGCTGTTGTGGCGGCGTACAAGAAATTCGAGCCGTTCCGCGACATCGTCGACAGCATCGGCAAAGCCCTCAAGGCCGCGTTCACCGGCACCGTCGACGCAATCAAAACAGCCGTCGGCGCATACCTGGCTGTTTACAAAACGATGTTTAACGCCATCGCCAAAGCCTGGAACAACACGATCGGCAAATTGTCGTTCAAGGTGCCGTCGTGGGTGCCGGGCCTCGGCGGCAAAGGTTTCGACGTACCCAACATCCCAGAGTTGGCCAACGGCGGCCTTGTCATGCAGCCGACGCTTGCCTTGGTTGGGGAGGCAGGCCCGGAGGCTGTGGTACCGCTTGACCGCATGGGGCAGATGGGCGGCAACGTGACGATCAACGTCAACGGCGGCGATCCCAACGCAATCGTGGACGCTTTGCGGCGCTACAACCGGACTAACGGCCCACTACCCGTTCGAGTGGCATGAAAACCCCCTACGAATGGCGAATTGACTTTTACAGCGCCGGAGCATGGCGCACACTCGCCAACATTCAAAGCGTCAACATTTTCCGAGGCCGCCGCTTACAAATTGACGATTACAACTCCGACACGTTGAACGTCGAATGCCGCAACCCGTCCGGCTGGACATACACGCCCAAACTGGGTGACAAAATTGTCGCGTACGTCTATCGACCCGGCGTCGTGGTCGGCGTCGACAAATACCCAGGGTTCATCGGCACCATCCGCGACGTAGACATCAACTACGGCAAAATCGCATCGCTGGACACCGTCACAATCTCGGGCGAGGGCATCCAGGCCGACTGGGGCCGCGCACAACTGAACAGCCTTGTCCTGACCCAAGAAAAAACCGACGAACAAGTTCTCGACGCGGCCACAGCCGCCGGTCTAGGTATTGCCCAATTCGGGGCCATGTCGACCGCGTCAGCCCAGACCTACACCGGCAACGCCCTCGAGCTGGTCAACGCCCTTGTCCGAACCGAAGAAGCCAGGATCTACGCATACCCGTACCAGTACAGCATCACATGGCCTGGCACCTGGCTGCTTTACTACCGGGGCCGCGGATCCAACATTGACCTGAACACCAAATGGCTGTTCAACGATGGCACCGTCACGGCCAACACCTACGACAACAAATACGACAACATTGTGTTTCGGTCAAGCGCCGACAACTATTACAACCAAGTCACAATTCAGCCAGAATTCGTGGCGGCCCAAACGGCCACGTTATCGACGACGCCCATTTTCAGCTGGGCCAAAACCACCGTCGATTTCTCAACAGCTCAAGCGTTGAGCCACGCGCAATGGCTTCTCAATAATTTCCAAACCAAAGACTCGACGGTTGCGGCGATCTCGTTCACCGAGATGGAACAAAACGACAAACTGCCGGATCCATTCACCACAGAGAATGCACAACCGCTGTTGATGATTACTGAAGCCATCTCAGCGGGCGTGACGATCGGATTTCGCAGCAATACATACAACTGTGTGTGCGAGGGCATTTCAATCACCGGCACACCCGAACAGACACGCATTACGCTTTATTTGTCAGGCCAGGACACCAACGCATACCTGGTGCTCAATGACGCGCTTTACGGCAAACTCAACTCGAACAAACTGGGGTTCTAATGGCAGTAAAAACCTTCACAACCGGCGAAGTACTCACCGCCGCCGACACCAACACATACCTAAACAACGGCGGCCTTGTCTACATAGCAAACAACACCGCGACATCGGGAACAACGCTTCAAGTCGACAACTGTTTCTCATCGACATACGAGGCGTACAGAATAATTCTGTCAAACGTCCGTTTGTCTGGCGCGGCCTTCATCACGATGCAATTGCGCACGACAACAACCACCGCAACCAATTATTTGTTCGGGCGTCTTGAAGTTCCCTACAACACAGCAACAGCTTTGGGTCGCGGTGGCACAGGAGCTGGAACGGGCTCATCGTGGGACATCATGGTTGGCACAACAACCGCAAACGGCGCATGGATTGACGTGTTCAACCCAAACTTGGCGCAACAAACTGCCTACAGCGCAAGTGCGCCCGACCCTCGCACCGGCGGCAGTTTTGGTGGCCAGCACGAAAGCGGAATTCAAACCGACACAACCCAATTCACAGGTTTTATTTTGACTGCTGGAGCAACAATCACAAACATGAAAGCCACCGTCTCCGTCAAGGTCTTTTTTGCCGCCACTAGAGATCATGACGCCCGAAAGGGTGCCGGACAGGAAGAGGACGATCGGCGAGATCAGGTTCAGCAGTTCCTTGTCGGTTTCGGGCATGGTCGGGCCTTGGGGGATGAAAAGTAGGTTTATGAAGACGGCCACCATTGTGAGCACCAGGGTGCCGGCGAGGGTGATGCCGACCCAGAAACGCAGTCGAGCGTTGAGTTGCTCGGGCGTGTACGGCGCTCGGTTTGGTTTGAGGTTTTCTAGCACGTCAGGGCCTCCGTTTGGCCTTGGTCTGGTGTTGCGATTGGGCTGGTGAGCGCACGGTTTTTGGTTCTGATCGTCGTTGCTGGTTGGCATTCGATCCAGGTTTTGTTGTTGCAGCTGCTAGCCAGCACGGTGAGTAGCGCCGCCACGATGGCGACGCGGGTTTTCATTCTGGGTTTGCCTCCTCGGCGGGTGTTTCTGTCCAACCTGATGCGATCAGGTCGGCGTATTCTTCTTCGGTCATTTCGCGCACTTCGTCGTCAATCTGAATGTTCGGTCGTGTCATGCCTGCCTCATTCCGTAAACACGAATCGTGCCGCCCGTCATAGTCCCAGTTGATGTGATGATCGTGAAATCTGTGTATGACGTCGTTGTCGGCAAATAGCCCGACATCGTGCCAGCAAACGAGCCGTTAGCAGTTGCGCCTTGAACAAAAGTGTGTTCGGCCAGATAAGGATTTTGAAGCGTGCAATACATTCCCAAACTTGTGCTTGTACCGCTTCCTGCATAGGTAAACGCGGTGTCGGTCGTACTGCCCACAGCCAATGGCGTGGAGGTGTAATTAGAATACGACAGCGTCAAAGCGTAATTTGTTACGGTCGCGCCTAATTGCAATTTCAGCGACATGTTGGTTGAACCCGCGCCGCCAGAAACCGTTATCACGTAGTTGTCGAAATCCGCCGAAAATGCCGATGTGACAGCCACGCTGGCAACCGCTGTGCCGATGGTCTGCGACTTGATGTAGACGAGGCCGCCGTTGTTTAGGTAGGTGTTGGTGTCGGCGGCGGTGAGGACTTCGCCGGTTGTGAATGTTTTGACTGCCATTAGAACCCCAATTTGTTGCTGTCTAGTTTGCCGTAAATGCTGTCATTCAAAACCAAATAAGCGTTCTGGTCTTGCCCTGACATGAAGATCGTAAATCTGGTTTGCCCTGGTCGAGCGCTGATCTGAATACCCTCGCCGATTGTGTAATAAGTGCTTCCACGGAACACGATCGCAAACTTGGTGTTGATTGGATCGGTGGCCAAAATGAGCGGCTGGCCGTTTGCTGCGCCGGTGCCGATGGTGGTGCTTTGTTCAATTTCGGTGAAACTAATTGCCGCAATTGCTTGGTTTTTGTTTTGGAAATTGTTGAGCAGCCAGGTGGCGTGGTCGGATGCTTGGGCGGTGGTGTTGTCGCGGGTGTCCTTTGACAGGCCGTAGACAGGCGTTTGGTTGAGGGTTGCGGTTTGAGCCGCCAGCCCAACTGGCTGCACGACGACTTCGTTGTAGTAGTTGTCGGCGGAGCTGCGGAACTCAATCTGATCGAACTTTTGGGCCGCCGTGTTTGATGTCGCGGTGCCGTCCGTGAAGTAGTAGGTCGATGCGTTGGCGCTGTTGCGGCCATACCACCACAGCTGCGGTGTTGCCGTGATGCTGGTCGCGGCCCCGAACATGCGGGCTTCCTCGGTGCGGGTGATTTGGTTGACAAGGTCGAGCGCGTTGCCGGTGAACGTGATCGCCGAATTGGTGGATCGGCCACATGATTGCCCGGTTGACTGGCCGACTTCGGTGCCGAAGTCAAGTCTCTCCTTCTC